ATTTGAACATCGTCGTAACTGGATATCGATCGCGTAATTCGGTTCTCAATTCGTCTCGTTCCGAAATACCTTCCTGTTTGAGATCGGTGTTGAGACTTCCGCCGCCAGGAAAATTAATATTGGTAAATTTACCTCTAATTTCCCCAAGCGTAATTTTAGCCAAAGCGAGTGCCATGTTTTTCACCCAAACATCCCCATATTGTTTTTCATCTGGCCTAACACACTGACAATCAACGACAACCCATCCTTTTTGCATCTTGACTTCAACAGGATCTGGAGTCAAAGTCAACATCCGACTTCGAACATCATAAAATGGATCGTAATCGCCGCCGAGCATTCGTTGGCTAAAAGTCAAATAGCTCATCGCAAGTTCATAGTTTACCCACCCTGAACCAGCCGGTCTTCCTAACATCGGAAACCCAATGGCTCCATTAGCAACCAAATCATTCATATAAGAATCAATGCGACCGGCTCCAACTGCATTAGGGCCTACCAGATTAGAGGTGAATTTAGAAACGCCAACAACACCAATGGGAAGTTCAACACCAACGCCTTTGATGTATTCTTTTAGATCAATGGCATAAAATTTTCTGATTTGATAGGCATATTCATAAAACTCAACCAGAGCATCGTCAATAGCATCACTAAGTTGCTCATCAGTAAGTTCTACCGACACCAATGGATAACCAAGTTTGCGGTAAATCCAATCCTTAAATTCATCTTTGGTTTTGATATTGCTTCGGTGAACAATAGTTCCTTCATCTTCCATGTCATTGTCAGGAGAAACTTCATTAGGAATTTCACCATTGTTAGCAATTACCCGCCAATTGCTTTCATTAGAATTATAAACCAACTCAACAGTGTTATTGCGTCTGACTACTAAGCTATCCAATCCTCCGATTTTGGTATTACCATTGGGGACAACGACCACCGGACCGCCACCTTGTGCGACGATTTTAATCATCATCCCGCCACTTGGATTTTCAGGAAGGTTGATAGCAATATTCGCTTTTCTACAAATTACCAGATCTTTATCGTTAGCCGCATATGCCGAAGTAACTTCAACAGGATTATAAAGAATTTCGTCAGTATCGCTTTGACTCAAAATTTGCGGATTAACGATTTTCCATGTTGAACTTGACTGGTTGTAAATCAGTTCAACAGACATAAAAGATTCTTCTATAATCAGTAACTGATCTTGCCCATCAGCAACTTCGATGGTATCGCTTTCTCCAGCCATTACTGTTACCGGATCAGAAATTTCTTGTGTAGCTATCTTTATTGCTGTTTCATTTGAAGGAAGTGAAGGAAGTGTAATTATAATCCCGCCATTATTACAAATGATCAGATCATTAGCTTCCGCCTCAATAGAAACAGATGTTTGCCTTGGAGTGTAGATAGCATCTTTATTCAAGGTATCGCTAAATTGCGCCATTTTCTTATCCTATTTTCTTGTTTTCGTTTCCGAGTTATTTATTGAAAGGTCAAAAGCAATCAATTTTATGTCGTTTCGTTATGATGAATTATGATAATGTTTATTGATTGTGATAAATAGAAATGACGTTAGCTTAATTGTTGCAGCAATTAAGCAACTTGGTGGTTGACAAACCAAGCTGTCCGTCATCATTTAAAATAAAGGTTGACAAATGGGCTTAGATTTAAAAATCAAGCATTCAATTCTAAAAGATCATGAACAAATTTTTAGGTCTTGCCAAATTAAATTTGTTCATCCTTCCAAAAACGATGCTTCGCTGACAGTAATTAAATTCGAAAATTATAAAGCTTTATATATTGAAATTCAAAAATATTGTAATCAATTATTTGATCAAATATGGATAAAGCATTTCGAATCAAAAGACATTTACTCCAAATATGATAAATTATTAATGTTAAAATATGCAGATTTCAATATTGAAACAAAACTTACCTCATCATTCAGGCAATCATGTATAAAACATGTAGTTGGAATTTTTAATTCTTTTATTGAAGGTCATAACTTTACACTTTCAAAAAATGATAAAAATTTATTAATTAAAAAATCCACAAAACCCGAAATAAAAGAATTTGAAATTTCATTTGTATGGTGTGACATCAATACAAATCGAAAAATTTGTTTTATTCAAATTAATGGTTGCGGTGAATATGGAATAAAACACAAAACCGATGTTTATCACCCTAATTCTATGGTACTTCGCCTTCCTTTTAAGTTTAGCAAATATCATCGTTCAAAATTTAAAAATTGGGAATTTTGTTCTCCAAACTTATGTAAAGATGGAATTAGATTAAATTTTGTCAGATTAATTCCTAAGCGTCTTAATCAAAAACAAAATTCAAAATCAAAAAAATTTATTTCGGGCCAAGTTGGCTGTGACCAAGGTATAAATTCTGTCATCACTCTTGCCTGCAAAGATGAGAATGACGTTATTCATTCATTCCAATCTCCTTCTAAAGACAGGCAAGGATGGTCATTGTCTAAAATCATCAAAAGAATGAAAAGATGCAAAAAAGGTTCTAAGCAGTATGCTCGATATCAGAAATTGAGAGCAAATTTCATTCGTTGGTCCATCAATCAATCAAAACAATTTATTGAAGGCAATGATATCAAAGTTATTGCTTTGGAAGACATAAGATTTTTAGGAAAAGGATCGAATATTGGAGGGTTTTTATCAAAATTTGAACATTCTTTGATTAGGAGCAAACTCAACATGCTATGCGAGGATTGCGGTGCTTCCTTGCTTCTCCAAACCAACTCATATCGTTCTCAACGCTGTTCAAAATGTGGATTCGTTCATAAATTGAACAGAAAGAAAGGTACAAAGCAGTTTATCTGCATCAATTGCGGATTTGAACTCGATGCAGATTTGAATGCTGCTTTGAACCATTCAGTCAATCTTGAACCAAAGAAATTTGGTCAAATTGACAATGAACGAGGCGAGTTTTGGAAAGAAATCAAATCCGGTTCGCAGTTGGGAGTAAATTTAGTCCCCAACGACCCAGAACCTTTAGTTGAAACGTTATAAAACGTTAAACGGATACTATTGAAACGAAATTAGTCGATCGGATTGCCCCAACCTTCCATAGTGGTCATTGGATTATCGCGCAGAGACGGATCGAATTTTGTCCACCCAAACACATCGATAAATCCGGAAATTTTTTCCGTGCAGAGTTTGGAAAACATCGTATCGTAATCGACTTCAAACAATTTGTTAAATTCTTCCGGCCATTCCTCTTTAAACCCAACAACATCGATACCAAACGGATTGCTGATTTTGACTTTAACGTATTTCGCCATATCACCAAGTTTGATGTGCTCATAATTGTTGAGTTTCAAATGGTCAAGAAGCTGATTATAAAATGTCGCTACTTTAGCCGTGATATGCGCTCTCTTCTCCATCTGCAGGAATCCGGTGGCCTCACGTTTAGTTCGGTACGTGAATCGAAAGGCAATTTCTGAAACGCTCAATTGCTTGAACTTTTCATAAAGTTCAGTAAAATATTCATGATATTTGGCATCAGACCATTCTTCAAGCATTCCATGCTCGACACAGTATTTCAGCATGCTTTGAATTGTTTTGGAAAGCTGAACCCTTCGAATGTCAACGCCGGTATACTTGAATTGTTTTTTGGAGCCAATCATGTAAGCTCCTTCTTTGTCAGCCATGCGGTAAACATAATGCTTTCGTTTAAGGAAGCAAGCATGTGTAAAAACAGTTTCCAATTTGAATTCGATTCGTCTCAAATTGGAATGAAAGTATTCTTTGCAATGATCGGCGATTCTATTATTAAGCTCGTCGCAAATTTCTCCGGCCAAGCCTTTAAATTGGGCTACTTCTTCTTTCGTCCATTCAATATTCTTGTCACCAAAAAGTTTATGATATATCGGAGAACCATCGTTCATCAAAGAATCGGTATCACCCGCCAAAGTTGGATGAATGCCTTCATATCCAAGTTTTTCTTTGTGAATATCGGCAATAAAATCAAGCGAAGTTTTAATCACATGCTGTCCGCTCTGCGTTACTGCTTCAGCATTATCAACATCAAAACAGCAATAATGTCGAAGTCCAATAATACCATAAACGGAGTTCAGCATAATTTTATAAGCTTGCTGAGCATTGTTATAAAGTTCAGCCGCCGTGGTATACTGTTCTACCTTTTCTCCGGAAGTAATGCCGTTGACCCGCATTTCATTGAGTTCGGCTTGGAGCTTCAACCCCTTGTTTTTGGTCGTTCGACGTTCGTTATAAAGAAATTCAAGAAATTCCGGCATAATGCCTTTTTTAGCTTCCGGCTTCCGATAAAGAACTCCGTTGGCCGAAATGCAACAACTGTTCTTTAGAGCGATATTCAATTTTTCTTTAGTAGTCACTATGTCCTGCCCACGAATCGGTCTGATCGTTACTTGATCGCCGTTTTCTTCAATAATTTTTCCGATTTTAGTTTCCGGAGAACAGTTAATCAAAATCATGATGTTCGGATAAAGTGAGTTCAAGTCGAATGTATAACCACCTCGCTTGTAAAATCCAACACGAGTGTCATGAACATATGCGCCTTTAAATCCGGATTCCGGTTCCGGCAATCCGGTATCGGTCAAAAAGCAAAGATTGTGGTATTTTGCCTGGGCTTGGATAGCTCCTTGAACATAAGGAAGCGTGTGATAGATGGCCTCATATTCTACTAACCCAAGATGACAGAGAAACACAGCAAGATCGATAAACCGTTTTTTCTTGTCTAGTCTCACCACACGCTCAACGTCCATAATGTTGTATTCGACGTATTTGGAGAAATTTTGAGTATAAAATTCGTAGAAGCTTGGATATTCAGAGTGATCCAGCTTTCCCAATCCAAGCTCTTCATCGAGAATGTTATCCAATGCGTAAGATGGCTTGCCTTTTTCAAACTTGAACTTATAGAGGTACATGTAATCGATGATGGAAACACCAGTAATCTTGAGAATTTGAGACATGACGTTCTCGTCTTCGACGTAATAGCAAGTTCCAGCTGGGCTAAGCATAGATTGAACGTCAAAAGTAACACCGAGAATTTTGCATCCACGATTAAACAGATAAGGCATATCGAACGCCGAAATGTTCCACCCGGTAAGAATGTCTGGACGATGATCGGCCCAAAAAGTAAAGAAATCAGCCAATAGTTTAGTTTCAGAATCAAATTTGAAATAATGACGTTTAAGCATTTCCTCCGGAGTAGGAGGCTCAACGCCGTCTTCAAGGTAAGGTTTGGTTATGTCCCCATGTCCCTTAGGAGGCATATACCATATGAAATATTCATTCAAAATGGAGTCATAAATGGTAATCAAGTTGACAGGACGTTCAGCCAATGAAGCTTCCGGAAATTTGTCTGCTTCTGCCACAGCAATTTCAATATCTATCGTCCAAATCTTAAACTTGTTTTTACGAAAATCATCATTTCGTTCTTTACCGTGATAATAATTAAGCAGAAATTGGCGCGTTACCGGAAGATTTTCATAAAGTCTTACTCCAGGATGATCTTCAATCCATTTCTTGCGTTGGCTTTGTGTAGTAAAAGACTTTTTAATCAGTTGATCACCAAAAATCGATTTGGCAGTAGCTAAATGTTCAGTTTCCGGAGTAGCTTCATAGTAAAGGTAAGGATGCACATGCTCAAATCTCTGCTGTATCGGTCTGCCATTATCATCCCATGTATTGAGATAAATGGTAGTACCATAAGCGCCGTTGCTTTGACGTTCAGTGAGGGAGTAAATGGAGCGATACATGTTGGAATTTTCCTTGATTTTTGTTTCACGGTCATCAACCGCACACAGCCTCCGTTCCAATAGAACTGGCTAAAAAGAAAAATAAAAATGAAGCCGGATGGATAAAAAAGGTTAAGAAAAACAACCATCCGGCTTCTTGGGGGAATCAGAAAATTATTATGAAAGCTGAGCTAATTTGATCAGATTCGCCATAATCTGATGATATTTATGAAGATCAGCATAACCGCTGTCATTAAGAATGAAGATTTTTTCACCATCCTTGACCAAATATGTTGCCTGTTCTTTCCGATGAAAGAAGAAGAACTGAATGGGCCGTCCATCGGGTTCTGTAACTTCAACCACGGAGACGGCAGTATCATTATTGATGCACATCGAAATATTGATCGGATTATTATCAAGATTTTTCAGCATTTGGCTATGAGCCATTGCAAAAAATTTCGTAGCAGTTTCTTCGATGCTCTTGGAATTGAAAAGCTCGACATTGTGTTCAGACATTGTGTTCACCTCTTTTATGATTAGTTAGTGGTTTCATATTTTTGAATCAGCCGTTTCTTGGCATTTTCAATCAATTTTTCATCCATGGAAGTTCCGCCGACATTGAGACGGATGAAAGTTTGAAGAACCTGTTGTTCATCATACCCCCCACCGTTTTTAAATTCCATCTGCCCGATCATAATTTGGGTGCAGTCAAACCGGTTTCGATTCCACGGGTGTAATTCACTATAATACTTCCCACGATATTTGAACTTATCGCTGACAAAATCGATGATGGTGGTATATCTCTGTTTACCATCGACGATTTCTTCCATAGCAGTGAATTCACCGTTGTTGCATCGATCTTCCCAGTCACGTTTAGCAAAGATGATAGCGCCAATGGGAACACCATTAAATATACTGTCAATCAGAGCTTCTTTTTGTTCGTCAGTCCACACATCGCCGCGCTGATAAAATGGGTTGCGATCAACTCCAGAATGCCATTCTTTACCGTAAATGGTTTCCATAGTTGTATTGTAATATCGAATGATTGAATCGTCGTAATAAAGTTCATCATTGGAAAATTTCGAAGGATCAAAGACACAGTGCCAGTGATGAACCATATAGGAATAAGTGCCATTTTTGACTTCAATGCCATTGCGACGTTCGACGTTTTCTCGTTTGATATAATAAAAATTATCGCTTTTTGCAAGAACCACGCCCAAATTCGTCATCGTGCCTATTGGAATACTTCTTGATGGTGGGCATTTTATGCTGTCTTTGCAAAATGAAATACCATCATTTTCGTGATTGTCAAGCACAGTATCGATATAAAATTTGTCGTGTTCTTGATCGATATGAGAATTTAGATCGGCGAGTTTTTTGGATTCATTGAGAATATAAAAAACGTCTTCGCGCAAATTGTGAATCACTTGAATATAGCATTTTCTGCTATTGTCTTTAAAAATTCGACAGTACTGGTAATGGGCATGATCTCTGAGCAAAGTATCGGAAACTTCTCCGATGAGACTACGGAAAGTCTTGCCGTTCCTGTTTTTGAGTTCGGTCATTTGATCCTCCGATTCGATTTATATTTTAAAATACATGGAGGAATACAAAAAGTCAATTTGTTAACTTAAAAATACGAGAATGATTATAATTATGATCGCCGCGATACCAAAATGTTACTTCTACTTCTTTATTGCCACTTTTATATGAAATGAGCAATTGATTATGCATTTCTCCAATTTCTTTAATGGCGGCCACAAATTCATGTTCAATAGCACATAATGCCGCCATTGGCTTTTCTTGAGCAAGAGAACTGTATCGCTGACAAAGTTTACGAAGGACGTATTCAAGCTGAGCTTCAGCCTTTATTACCTCTATAATAGAGTAATCAATTTTCACTTTCATATCGCGTTTTCCTGTCTGTCTTAATAGCCGTCAACACTGAAATCGGATTTCCTTCTTCCCGGTATTTTTCCAACTTGTCAGAAACCGCTTTATTATGAGAAACCACCGCGAATTTTACTTGACTTTTTAATGACATGTTATAAATCGACTCAACTATGCGGTTGATACCGAATTGATCAATTCCAGAATCTATACATTCATCTAAAATGCACAAATTGGACAGTATGCGATTTCCAGTGATGAGATCACGGAAAGAAAACATCGTTGCCAAAGAAATTCGTTGACGTTCTCCAGAACTAAATTCATCAATGGTAGAAATGCCGTCAGGAGTGACAAATTCAAAATCGAAATTGGAGCTAAACACCACCGAGTAATCGGAACCTAACTGCTTCAAATAACTTTTCATCAAACCATTAACCAGCTGGGCGAGATCAGCTAAAATGTTCTTTTTTGCACCTGAATCACCAAAAGCAAGCTCCATTAGCTGTAATTTTTTTATTTCCTGCGCCTTGGCAGAAATCACAGAATTGACATCTTCAAGTTCTTTTTTAACCTTGATGATGAGATCGGTAAAAGGGTTTTCTCGCTCTTGGGCTTCTTGTAATTGTTTTTCCAAAGATTCAAGTTCATTTTTTAGATAATTGAGCTGATTGTCATTGAGCATTCGCTTTCGTTCAGCGTCTCTGATTTCTTCAATTTCATGAGAAAGTTCTACGCTTCGTTTTTCTAATTCTAAGCATTCTGTTTTTATCTTAATAATTGCATCTTTTACAACAGACAATTTGGCTTCAAATTCTTCTACAGAATTTCTAATGCTATTCAAATTAAGAACATTAGAAACTTTGTTTTTACAATCATCACAAATGATGTCGATGACTTCTGAATGTTTTCCAAGCAATTTGTTAGATTCGGCGATCTTGGTTTCAAGAACAGAAATCGCTGAATTATAAGTCATCAGAGCGTTCTTTTTGGCTTCGATGTTGTCTTTCAATAACATTTGTTCTTTTTCTTTTTCAGACCGATTTGGTAAAGCCGCGTATTTCAAAGCTTCTGATTCGCAATTTTTTATGGCCATCTGCTTTAAAGAAATTGCAGTTTTTAGCGCATCAGTCCGTCCGTTGTTTTCTTCTTCAAATCGATCATTTTTGCTCATCAGATCATGAAGACGCTCACCGATACGACCAATACTCATATTGGCCGTGTTAAATTCCATTTTGACCGCACTTAAATCAGAACGGACCATTTTGAGTACGGCTCCAAAATCAGTAAGATGAAAAAGTTGTTCGATGTACGCAACTTTTTCTGCTTTTGTCATTTCATAAAAATTTTGATAAGAACTTTGAGAAATGACGATTGATGATTTAAACAACTCATAAGGACAGCCGAGAATTTGCTCCTCAATCAATTCCTTCATTTGGGGAGTATTGCGGTCAAGCGGCTTCTCACCATTTTTCTGTAAGGTAAATCCAACACTTGGATTTTTGCCGCCGTTCTTCAAAAAAGCCTCGGAAACGTAGATGTCATCATCAAGTCGGAATTTCAACCGGCAAAAAGTTTTTAATTTATTACCAATCGATCGATTAATAATTTTGGCATTGTTGACATTCCTCAATGTCTTGCCATATAAGGCAAAGAGCATTGCATCAATAATTGTCGATTTTCCTGCCCCATTATTTGGCTTGTCAGTATCTTCTCCATCCATGCTAACATCGTTATTGATGCCTTTAATCAAAGTAAGAGAAGAAAGCGATTCAAAATTTATGGTGGTTTCTTCCCCAACAGATCGAAAATTTTGAATCGAAAGACTTAAAGGGCAAAATTTTTTCATTTTGAGACTCGATTAAAATTGAATGATGCTCTTTATCAAAAAATAAAAAATTGCTTAATCAAAAACGTCAATAATGAATTTCTTCTTAATAACTATATTGCTATTTTTGTAAGTTCTAACGATGGCCCTATCAAATGCATTGTAAGTGAAAGCAAACCATTGCGTACCTTCAAAACAAGTATGCAATTTAACACAAAAATATCGGTTAGCGGCCAAATTGTGATATTTCTTTCTTGCCACTTTATACATATGGCCAAGTTTCACTCCACCAAAAACACCCAAAACTTTCTTATTGGAAGGAATAAGTTCCGGATGTTTTTTAGCACGATTCAAAGCTTCAATAAATTCTTTGTGAGTAAACAATAAAGGAAATTCATCGCCGTCTTTCTGAACCCAAATTTGCTTATAAACAGATAACTGTCTGCCTTTCGGATGCGGATTGCCGACTTCAGCTACATAACCTTCTTTGATTTTGCCATATATGACGCCCATCTTTTGATTCTCCTCATCTAAGTGTTTTCATGTTTCGTTCGGTAATCACGATGAAAGTCGTATTAGGATGCCGTTCTGCTTGTCTTTTAGCAGCATCCCATTTAGCCATATTTTGGGCATAAGTCATTGCTTTAATCTGATAGTTTTCCATTGCCTTCGGAGTTTTCCGTTTTGGCATTGGAGGAGGAATAGTTTCAGCATAAGGTTTGCATTCTGCCCAAAACCTTTTAATCTCCCCGGTAGAAGCGTCTTTACATTCGAAATAAAAATCAATGTAATAATGATGCTCTTTATGATCGATCGGCGAAATGTATCGACAAACAATGATTTCTGAACCCCATCGAAGAAATGTTTTTGAGGAGTCCATGGCGATCATTAGTTTCAATTCCCACGATGATCGGTACGTTGCCGTTCTTGAACCATTCATGCCGCCCAAAAATTTTTGGGGATTTTTAGGAGTAAAATTTCCCTGCAAATAGGTTTTTCTTCCGTATTTGGCAATTTTAGGCGGAATTGGCATAACTCTAAATTAATTCGTAGATAGTGTCTGGTTTAGGTTCTTCACCTTTATTTACGAAGACGTTACAGGATTCAGGAACAATCGGATCGAGATTAAAACATTTATAAACTGAATAAAAATCATCGAATTTTTTTCTTCCGGTAGTCATTAAAAATTGGTTATATAAATGCTCAGCAACAGCCGGAAACACATGAATCGGAAGTTTGTGTATTTTTTCCATCCGCATAGCGTTATCGCTCGTATTGAGGAAAGCGGCTTCACTTTTATTGAAAAAAGCGTCAGATTGTTTGACGCAAGGCAAGCTAAAAATATTGATTTTCTTCAACAGTCTAACATTTGACGGCCAAAAGATGTATTCAAATTCATCATCATTGGGAAGCCCAATTGGTTTTTGCTCCAAAGTTTTTGGAAGAACTTCAATAGAATCAAATCCTTCTAAAAATTGTTTCAAATTTTCTTCAAGTTTGATTTTGTCTTCATTTAAAATTCCGAAAACCAAAACTTTCACCGGAGAAACATCATACTGCGGCTTGTCTTGATTATTTTTGAGGCATCCGCAATCAGTAGCCACATTAGAAGCATCGGGTGATGACGGGAGCTTGTTGTAATCTTGCAGTTTGAGAGCAATCATAGCGGCAAAGTTAGTGTCGGTCTTTGCTATTTCATCGACGAGTTTTGGACCGCCAACCACCGCCAATGAAGCACACCAAAAGGTTCTAATAGTGTCAAGATCACGTTCGACAGGACGCCACCGCTGTCCCTGCATCTTACGCCGGAACGCTCTGATCTTCAAAGCCAAATTTTTATCGAGGACATTAGCATGTTTTTCGGCGTTAATCATTTCTCCAGAAAAATCCGGACGATGATCGGGCTTACCACCAACACCATGACCACCAACGACTTCATTGGCGTAAGACAGCGCACTAGCCAGATGCTTTTCAAGACATTCAAGACATTTTGGGATAGCCATTATAATTTTCCTCCGTGTTTTATTCTGGCAATTCTACCATAGGAAGAAAATAAAAGCCGTCATATTCGTAAATTCTGCTCTCCATCATTTCTTGGAGATAGGGAATCATTTCAGAAAGATCAAAAAATTGGTGCAAATAAGTCGAAAGTCGCCCAATGTCGCCACCAGCAAACATTTCCATCTTCGAAACAGGATCGCTCTTCAAATTCTTAAAAATTTCCTCACGGTACGGAGAGTTTTTATATCTTCCAGATGTAAATTTGTCAAAATTATCGGTTAGCCATTCTCCCAAGGCATCGGCATCAATGTATTTTTTCCATTCTTCTTTTTCAGCATTATCAGATGCATATTCTTCCCACAGATAAATCAATTGTTGCGGGTGTTTTTCAAAATACCTGCGAAATCTTAAATCATTGGCTTTTTCGGCCGTGTCGTAAGAATCATAAACAAGAATTTTTTCATTTTCAAAAAGAATAATAAATCCATTATAGATTCCGCGTTCCGACGATATTTCTGAACCTTTAAGAATCCGCCCCGAAACTTCTTTTAATTTTTCAATGTCCATGACTTACTTTTTCCATTCATAGGCTTTCATATAGCAATCAGAAATGGGAAGATAGAATTTAGTCGGCTTTGCCATTTCCAAAGCGGCATCAACTGCCTCGCCAAAAAGTCTTTTGTCACAGTTATATAAAACAAATGAGTAAAATTCTTTGCGATCGATCGAAGAACTCATATTGAAAAACGATTTTAAAAATGAAGTCGGTTGTTCTTCGATTTTCTTTCTTAACTCATTGGTAATTTCGTCTTTTTTAATGCTCTCAATGACAGAAATAATTGTTTTGACTAATTTGTCATTTGGCACATATTCAGCCCACTTATTTTTGCCAAGATATTCATCGCAAAATTCAATTACCGCCCCCGGAGATTCAAAAACTTCTTCTTCCAAAGCCGCGATATAAAATTTACGAAATTCATCATCGTCATTAAAAACCGAAACTTGCCTATTCTGGCCAATACGGAAAAGCCGTTCTCCATCGAAAACCGGTTCAGCTACATCGACATCGCTTATGTCAAAAATGACTTGAAGAGAATTAATTACTTCTTCGTCAGACGGCGGCTGTGCAGACTTGCGTTTACGAAAAGAAAACATATGAATTCCATATTTTGTGTTGCCGTTATTTATGCAGTTAAATGGTTATAGTACGGCAAGAAAGAAAATGCTGATGGTGGTAGTAATCATTACCAATGTTTATGCATTGAATATGCTTACCATTTTTGTCATATACGGTCGTAATCGGTCGATGCGTGTGGCCGCAGATAGCAATGTCAAAACAGCAATCAAATGATAAAAACAAATCCTTCATCCCACTATACACGTTATACGGATTATCGCCATCTTTTTGGAAAAGATTCAATTCAGACCACGGAACGCAATGTGTTAGCAATACCGATTTTCCTTTATATCCGGACATTGCCGTTTTAATTTGTTCTACACATTTATGATTTTCTTTGATTGGATCGAAATCGACGATTTCACTGTCTCTCCATCCACCAATTATCTTACCATCCCATGGCTTGAAAGACAACGATCCATCATACCATAAAACATTTCCAACAAATCTAATGTCCTGAATATCAATAAACCCTTCTGTATCGAGACAGCATAAATTTCGTTTACCTTTAAGCATTTTGCTCGTGAGTTTAAGTGCATCATCTACCGCATATCCATAGACATCATGATTGCCGAGACAAAATATTATTGGAATGCCGAGATTGT